GAGCAAAGCATCCTAACTAGCACAAAGAAAATCCTGGGACTCGCAGAAGACTATGAGTACTTTGATTTCGACATCATCACTCATATCAACGCCACGTTCGGCATTCTAACTCAAATGGGAGTGGGCCCTGAAGAAGGGTTCATGATTGAGGACAAGACTGCCGAGTGGTCGGACTTCGATGCCCCACAATTGCTTTTGAATTTGGTTAGAACGTATGCTTTCCTCAAGGTTCGGATGTTGTTTGATCCCCCAACAACCTCCTTCCTCATCGAGGCGACTAACAACCAGATTAGTGAATACGAGTGGCGTCTTTCGACTTGGCGCGAATGGCTGCTTGATCCCGTTGACCCATTGTTAGAAGAGGAAGAAGAGGTGGAGGTGTAATGACAACCGTAGACGAATTTCTTTCTCATCATGGCGTTAAAGGTCAGAAGTGGGGCGTTCGTAGAAACCGTGAAACTGGTGGTGGCGGAAAAGGTAGCGACGGCGGAGCTGACAAGGCCCCAAAAGAAAAGAAGATTTCTAAGCGTCAGTTTCGAAAGGCTAACAATAATCCTGAAGTTGCCAACCAAGTATTTCAGGATGCTGTGAAAAATTTCGGTTCGGTCGCTAAGCAAATCAACGCTGACCCACATTTTTCGGACATCAGCACAAATCCGACCAAGGCTCGTGAGTACAATGCGGTTATGTCTAGGCTGTTCAACCAACAATTGGCCGAATCATCCGCAGTAAAGACATATAACAAAGACTTGAATCGAGCAATTATTTACCAGATGGCGCCCGATGGCGTTCATATGCGTGCGCTTGAGTCAAAGCTTGTTCGCCACGATTCTGCTCCGCCGGCTCCTGATTTCAAGCTTATTAGAGATAAAGACGGTTACATCATAGATGTTGAACTCGTTGAAACCTCTTTGAAGCAAGGATTCACGGTCGATGAGTTCATTGAACACTTCGGTGTAAAAGGAATGCATTGGGGTACGAATAAGCGAAAGGGCACGTCCTCGGCTAACCGAAACATCAAAAACAAACGGCTTAATGATGTCAAGAATCGCCGTCAATTGAGCGACACAGATCTCCAAAAGAAGGTCGAAAGACTGCAATTGGAGAAGAAACTCAAGGATGTGACTGCCGAGACGACGACTCCAGGTAAGAAGCTGGCAAATGAGATTCTTTCTCAGTCGGGAAGAAAAGTTGCTAGCACCGTTCTTACTGGTGCGGTCCTTTACGGGGTTCAAGTTGCACTGACAAAGAAATTTGACGGTGCTGAAGCAGCAAAGTTCCTGAAACCGAAGAAGTAACTAGGGAGGCGGTCTAATGAGTTTATCGAATACCGCAACTCCCAAGTATTACTTCGACTTCCGACAGAAAGTACTGGCTGGTGAGATTCCTGTAAACCGTGAAATCTCTTTGGAGATGAATCGCGTTGACGCACTCGTTGCCAACCCCGACATCTGGTATGACGACAAGGCAATGGATGGGTTCGTCAAGTACTGCGAGCGGGAACTCACGCTGACTGATGGTAGTGACCTCTATCTGCTGGACACGTTCAAGTTGTGGGCCGAGCAGATCTTCTGCTGGTACTACTTCGTAGAACGTAGGGTCTATCAGCCCGGAAGGGATGGGGCCCCAGCGGGGTATATCAAGAAGCAGATCAAGAAGCGCCTCACCACTAAGCAGTACCTCATCGTGGCCCGAGGTGCAGCCAAGTCAATGTATGCGGCGTGCATCCAAGCCTACTTCCTCAATGTAGACACGGCCACCACACACCAGATCACCACTGCTCCTACCATGAAGCAGGCTGATGAGGTGATGTCACCGTTCCGCACAGCCATCACTCGAGCCCGGGGTCCACTCTTCAAGTTCCTTACAGAAGGATCTCTGCAGAACACCACTGGTTCGAGGGCTATGCGAGTCAAGTTGGCTTCGACCAAGAAGGGCGTTGAGAACTTCCTGACTGGTTCGCTGCTCGAAGTCCGTCCTATGGCCATCAACAAGCTACAAGGACTGCGGCCAAAGATCTCCACGATCGACGAATGGTTGTCGGGCGACATCCGAGAGGACGTTGTCGGCGCAATTGAGCAAGGTGCCTCCAAGATGGAGGACTACTTGATTGTCGCGATCAGCTCTGAGGGAACGGTCCGCAATGGTTCCGGCGATACCATCAAAATGGAACTCGCCAGCATTCTTCGAGGTGAGTACGAAGCGCCGCACATTTCGATCTGGCATTACAAACTTGACGATGTCGAGGAAGTGGCCGATCCGGCAACGTGGATTAAGGCAAATCCCAACTTAGGAATCACCGTAACCTACGATGTCTATCAATTGGACGTTGAAAGAGCCGAAAAGGCTCCTGCATCTAGGAATGACATCCTGGCGAAGAGGTTTGGGTTGCCGATGGAGGGATTCACCTACTACTTCACCTATGAAGAGACTATTCCTCATCGAATCGCCAACTTCTGGCAAGTTCCGTGTGCTCTTGGTGCTGACTTGTCGCAAGGCGACGACTTCTGCGCATTCACATTTCTCTTTCCGTTGGGTAATGGCGGCTTTGGCATCAAAACCAGAAGCTACATCACCGAACTTACATTGAGAAAACTCCCCGGAGCTATGCGCCACAAGTACCAAAGCTTCATCGATGAAAACAGCCTTTGTGTTCTTGAAGGAACTGTTCTGGACATGATGGAGGTCTATGACGACCTTGAGACATTCATTCAGGTTCGAGAGTATGACGTTCGCTGTCTAGGATTCGACCCTTACAATGCTAAGGAGTTTGTCTCTAGGTGGGAAGCGGAAAACGGTCCCTTCGGGATCGAAAAAGTCATTCAGGGCGCTAAGACAGAGTCGGTCCCTCTAGGAGAACTTAAGATCTTTGCCGAACAGAGGAAACTCATCTTCGATGAAGCTCTTATGTCGTTCGCCATGGGTAATGCGGTTACGATGGAAGACACCAACGGCAACCGTAAACTGATGAAGAAGCGAGCAGAAGAAAAGATCGATAACGTCTCGGCCATGATGGACGCATACGTTGCTTATAAGGCGAATAAGGAGTCATTCGAATGAAAGTCTTAGAGCCCAAGTCTGAAAGAGGTGATTAATCTTGGCTATTCTAGATAGAGTCCGTAAGGCTTGGAACGCGTTCCGAACTGCCGACGCCGAACCACTCGCCACAATGGGTAGTATTGGCCCAAGCACTTCTGCCAGACCAGATCGTACCCGTTCTCGTTCATATAATGACAGAACAATCTTGACGTCCATCCTTAACAAGATGGCAATGGATGTTGCGGGTATCGATATTCGTCATGTGTCCGTCGATGACCAAGGTAGATACTTGGAGGATCAGAAATCGCCTCTTGCCGATTGTCTTAACCTTGAACCAAACATGGATCAAGGCCCACGATCATTCAAACAAGATGTCGCGATGACCTTATTCGACCGTGGTTGTTCCGTTATCGTGCCTGTCGATACGTCCGTTAACCCACAAAACGCAGCAGAATTTGACATTTACACACTGCGAGTTGGTTACGTCGTCACTTGGTTTCCAAAACACGTTCGAGTTAGCCTTTACAACGAGGCAACCGGACTTCGTGAGGAAATCACGTTGGAAAAGCGATTTGTAGCGATCATCGAGAATCCGCTGTACTCTGTGATGAACGAGCCAAGCTCTACTATGCAGAGACTGATTCGGAAACTAGCTTTGTTGGACGCAATCGACGAACAGTCGGGATCTGGCAAGTTGGATCTGATCATTCAGCTTCCTTATGTCATCAAATCTGAGGCGCGACGCCAACAGGCGGAGGCTAGACGGCAGGACATCGAGTTCCAACTCAAAGGAAGCCAGTATGGCATTGCATATACTGACGGAACCGAGAAGATCACGCAGTTGAACCGCCCGACCGAGAACAATTTGTTGGCTCAGATTGAATATTTGACCAAGATGTTGTTTGGACAGTTGGGTCTCACTCCGGAAATCCTGGATGGAACCGCAGATGAAGCAGCAATGATCAACTACTTCAGTCGGACAATTGAGCCGATTGTGGATTCGATTATTGAAGCAATGCGTCGTTCACTTCTAGGCCCAATCAAGATCAAGAAGAAAGAGCAGCTTCTTTATTTCCGCAATCCATTCAAGCTTGTGCCAATTGCAAGCATTGCTGAGATTGCTGACAAGTTTACTCGAAATGAGATCTTGACTGCCAATGAAATCAGGCAAGCAATAGGTTTCGTTCCTTCCAAGGACACGAAAGCGGATCAGTTGATGAACAGTAACATGCCTCAACCAGATCCAAATGCAGCTCCGGCTGCACCAGCGGGGCCTTCATTCGAAGAGATGGATTCACTAATGAACCAGACACTCGATGGACTTTCCTCTGATCTCGATAAGATTGGAACGGGGTAGTATGGACCCAGGCCAAGCCTTTATTGAGTCATATTTGCGTCATGATGCTCCTCAATTCTATGATCCTGTCAAAGCTCACGAGTACTACCTGAAGACTCGAGAGTTGAAGGGTCGTAGAACAGGGCTGAAGACGGACACCCAGAAACAAGCATTTGCTTTCTCCAAGAGTGAAATAGCCAAGGCTAAGAAGAATGAATCCGACGCCGCGGCTAATAATCAAAAAATCATGATGGAGAAAATCAGGGCAAATGCTGAGGCCAAACGAACTGAGATTCATGACAAGCTAAAAGCTTTGATGGAGCGACTGTCGTTACAAACAGCCGCCGATTCTGCCGCGGCAACAGCAAAGATTAAAGCGCTTCCACCTATCCCGAAAGGACTTAGTAAAGAGGCTGCCGCAAGAGCTGCTGCCGAAAGACGTCAGAAGATAGCTGAAA